CTTTTATCCAAACTATATCAGGCTGCATGTCGGCATTGCCATCAAAAGTGATGGTTTGTGTACTAGCATTTCCTGCATATTCTGGCCCTGTTTGATAATATTCCGATGGGTCTGTGATGGCTGGTGCTGTAAGATTCGCAGTTGATAAAGCTACGTGTCCGGTAGGCGGAGTGTAGCTGAAAGGGACTTGTCCAAAATTAGCGTGGGCAGTTGTTCCAGAGCCAGCAATAGCTAATGCTGGTACAAGCGGATAAGTGCTGGCCGTCAGACTGGCGGTATACTGCAGGGAATTATTCTTATAAAACTTTAGTTCGTCATCCGTTAGATTTAGTGCAAAACCTAGAACATCCCCATCTGTATAGGAAGCAGGATCAGCGCTTGCTACAGAATTATTATTATAAATGTCACCGTTGTCGTAGTAGCCCCAACCATCTGATGTTGCAAAAAATCCAGCAGTTGAGTCATTGTTTAGTTCTGCATTTTCTGGAGAACATACACCAAGCATCATCTCATTACTGACAGTCGTGGCTGTGACTTCCCAGTAAAACTTCCCCGACGCAACTGCTATGGTCCCGGCTGTGTCATTCCACTGAGAATCCGTGGTTGCAATTCTCAAGTTGCCGTAACGATAAGTAATATTAGAGTACGGTTTGTATAAAAAATTAAGAATACAGAAATTATCTGTAGGCGTGTCCGTCTTCTGGCTTAGAAACAGTCCGGAGGTGCCAAAGTTATAGCTTGTAAAATCGTTCCCGTTGCCCGACGTATCGTCGCCGTACGCTGACGAATCTCCAAATTCCAGAAAGAATCCATTGGTGCCGTACGCACCGTCGTATTCTTTTGGAACCCAAACTCCATCGTCATTCGTTTCTCCAAAGCTACTAGCATCCAAAGATGCGTTATCAATATAATGGAACTCGGCCAGATAGCCATTGTACTGGTTGGTTGACGTAGTGTGAGAAAGGATGCCAATTCTCTGAGTTGTCGCATCACCTAGACCTACAACATCAGTATCTTGTGCTGGCAGCGATGAACCATCAAAAGTAACAGCAGAGCCATTGACATATAATCTGCTTCTATTTGCAGCAACTGCTTGAGTAACATCGATTCTCCAGACACAATGATACCAAGCAGACGGATCACGAAATACCATATCAGTTGTCAATGTATATTCAGTAGTTCCGTTTGTAAGACGCAAGGTTAATTCATCACCAGTACTAAAACGTGCTAGAAAACGACTGCTTGCTGCTGCCGCTATAATTGCTGTCTCTGCTCCAAAGGAGCATCGCTTCATCCACCACGAAAAAGTCCTTTTTGCTGGCTATCGCCAGTATCCTGCGTTCTGGTAAGATAAGCACCATCACCGCTGTCAAATAACAAGGAGTTATCTATCTCATAGGAAGGGACACTAGGAGCAGCAAACCACTGTGAACTAAACATAGTCATTAGCGGCTAAGCCCCAGACAGCGCTAGTTGAACTGCACCGATCAATATCGAGTCAGCAGCAGAGACAAAGTAAGGAATTATGTCTACAGCATTAGCGGCCGTACTGAGAGTAATACCCGCATCCCCAACAGTTTTATACTGACTGCCAAGACTTAAAGTTCTGCTCCCTGAGCCGTCCTGGATGCAAACAATCACTCCAGCCTGACCAACCGCTTCTGTGGAAGGATTCTCCAAGGTCACATTGCCCGTAAACGTCAATACAAAATTCTGGTTAGCACTGTAATCCAATGTGACAGACCCAGTATTAGATGTATCCGTATCCGTATTTCCTAGTAAAATCTTACCCGCAGTAAGTTTGCCAGCCACTGTGACATCGGTGCCACCCGTAGGGATTTCTATAACATCAGCGTCAGCATCATTTTTAATAGTTACGTCGTTGGTGGAGCCTTGTCCTGTAAGTATTAAGCCTTCAGCAGCAGTGTATCCCATCGCAGCGGCATCATCGGCAGCAGTATCACCATCAGCATTTAATGTCCCAGCGGTAAGATCGCCAACAATATCAACATTTGTAGTACCTGTAGGTATGCCAAGAACTGTAGCATCTGCATCGTTTACAAGGGTAACGTCATTCGTTGAGCCTTGGCCTGTTATGATAGCCCCCAACACACTAGTGTAACCAAAAGCAGCGGCATCATCGGCAGCAGTATCACCGTCAGGCTGGAAATTAGCGGCTGTAATATCTCCAACAACATCAACATTTGTAGTACCTGTGGCTATACCAAGAACTGTAGCATCTGCATCGTTCACGAGGGTCACATCATTGGTGCTTCCCTGACCTGTTATGATAGCCCCCAGCACGCTGGTATAACCAAAAGCAGCGGCATCATCGGCAGCAGTATCTCCAGCGGGTTCAACTGTTCCGGTTGCAGTAACATTCCCAGTCACAGCCACGCCACCTCCAGCCGTAAGAGCGCCATCAATGGCCCCAGCCCCAGTGACTTCTAGAGTGCCTACTTGTAAATCAGCTAATGCGTCCGTTACAACCGCACCACTCCCAGCACCATCACAATAAATAATGGCATTTTTTCCATTTTGTATGGTGACAGAGGCCCCTGCTCCACTTCCTTGTTTCATCAGTAATGAGTACGGGCCGCTTGAGCCAGTATCGGTGGTCGCATTTTCAATGATAAACCAAGCCGTAGTAGTATCTGGAGCAATGGTGACCGTGCAGTTCTGAGCTAACGATCCCGTAAATTTGATAACCCGGAACATACCATCTTGAAGATTTTCCGTCCCAGTTCCGGGAGAAGCCTCTCGAACAGTAAGGGTCGCTGTTGAAGCATCTGATAAAGCAACCGCCTTATATGCAGCAATCCGATCTAAAATATCAAAGTTAAAGTTAGTAGTATCACCCCAAGTGCCGGTTTGATCCCCAGCAGCCATCTCTTCGATGCCGAAATTTGTAGTATATGATGAAGCCATGTCTTTACCTTATGCCGCTATTTGAACCCAGTTAGCGTCTTGTGTCGTGTCAATCACACTCCATACATTTGGCGTTGCTACAAGTCCTTGTGCCTCAACTCCCGTAACAACAAACGAAACACCCTTTCCAATATCCCCTATTGCCCCAGCCGCTTCAACACCAGTAACCCCAAAAATAAGCTCGGTGACTACAGATTCAGAGCCTAAAGCTCCAGCCGCTTCAACCCCTGTAGCCGAGACATTAACCTCTGCAATTACCGTAACAGTGCCAATGGCACTTGCAGCCTCAACTCCGGTAACTTCCTCTGTTGTGTCAACAACAACTGAAACAGAACTTATTGCTCCGGCTGCCTGAACTCCAGTAACCGCTAATGGGGCTGGTTGGCTCCAAGGGCCGCTACTCCAGGTTTCTCGGCTCCAACCGTATAACAGGGCCACTTCGTTACTCTTACGCTATACGAATAACTGCGTTGTTGGCGTCATTCGCAGGATACTGGATCGTAAAATCCCCTGCACTCGATGATTTATCTCCACCAAAGTCCAAGACACAAACACTGGGATAGGCCGCATGATTGACCGTTGCGCCCGTTCCTGCTGTGCTTAACGTGGAATTATAAATAACCGCACATCTAGCATTTGATATAGTGGAAGTAGACCAAGTCGTGTCTGCGAAATCCAGAAAGGCCGTGGGAACAGAGGAACTATTATCCGAAAGACCTAAAGTCACACTGGCAAGGGCTTCTCCACCCGCTGAATAAGCAGTCCCGCTTACTTCATTCGTAGTGCTGTAGCCCGTCAAATCCTCATTGGCATCTGTACGACTGGACGTAAACATCGCAATTTTAAAGGTATCTGCTGAAATACCAGAAGACCCCGTTCGAGTGTGGTCTAACCAGAAGTGGATACCTACTGTGATTTCTTTTTTGTATGTACCGCACATGGCTTGATTGATAGCCATTTCACAATCTCCTTATGATATCAGCCATGTCCGCATGACCCTGTTTCTTGAGCAATGCCCAAATAGTTGTTCTTTCGCTCTTTGCCATCTGCTTCAAGTAATAAACTATTATATCCCGAATATTATTTCTATAAGCAACTGCTTGATCTTTTATAGGAGGCGGAGCTTTCTCATTAATCACCATTATTTTATTCATAGCCATATCGGCTATTTGTTCGGGACTATGACCTGTGTTATTGGAAGTAAATACTTGAACTTGTCCCACATCTCCTTGACCATTGGCTTGAAACATTAAGTAACTTCCCTTCTCACTCGATCCTGACGATATTCCTCACTTGTTTGCTGGCCCTCTCCTAATCTCTTTAAGCCCTGAAGAGATTCAAAGTACCTGTTATTATAAAAAGTCAGAAGATCTTGCTCCCCTTTCATAAAGGTATATGCCTCTACCAAACTGCCATACAACATAGCTAATTCTGCATTATCTCCGAGCCAACTTGTACCATCTGATGTAGCGGTGATAGAAGTGGGGCGGAAGAAATAATGGAGTTCCATAGTCAAGGCATCATTAGGGGTAGGGGCCAGCAAAAAAGTTGTGTCATTCCAATCGCCGTAATAAAGAGGAACCCCTGTGGTGGCTGGATTAGGTGTAAAATCCTGTAAAAAAGTGACGTGTTTGTATAATAAAAATTCATTACTTGAATCGTTCACTACACTCAATGAAAAAGGAGCTAAAAAATCACTTGGTTTGGACAGGAATTTAGTAGAAGCGGACGTAGTTCCCTGAGAGTTCCTTCTAAATACATCTAATTGTACTTCTTTTAAGATGCGTTCTTCAGTATTCAAGATAAATCGAGTCAGATTATTCGTAAAAGTCGTTTCCGAATTATCTGTATAATCCTGAATTGCCGTTTTTAAAGTTGCAAATGTAAAAGCCATGTTAAGGACTCACTGTTATGGGGCCAGCCGAAGCTTCACCACCCCCACCTTTTCCAGCAGCTCCTGATACTTCTGAAGAACCACTATCACTAACATCAAAGGTATAAAAATCAGAATCTACTTTAGTTACAGAATATCCTGCTGCTGCTTCTATGACACTCGAAGTAAACCCATTAGTACCATCCGCAGCCCTTCCAAAACCATCTACCTTTCTAAATCGTACCGTATCTCCTGTAGACCGATTATGGCCGGGACTAAAAACTTTAACTACACTGGAAGCAGCCGCTTCTGAAATAAAAGAATTAAACCCAAGAAGAACTTCAACAGCCGGTTCTGTTCTATCTGGACGTGCGTTACGCAAAGCTTGCGGATCCGCCATAAATTTTGGGGTGTCTAATTGTGGTTGTTTAGATTCCCACTCGTCATTCCCCACCAGAAAACCAGTCCATTCTTTTCTCATGTTCCTTAATTTATAGGCAACCCCAGACCTATCTGAAATTCCCAATGCATGTTTTTCGGAAGCATAACGGGCCATTATCCGACCGCCCTTAAAGAAGAAGCTGTAGGAACAAGTGTAAGAGGCACACGATCTTGATCTTCAGTAGCTGCTCTTACAAATTCTTCTTCATAAATAGATTTAAGAAGTTGTACACGCTCGGGTGCCTTTTTCATCGCTAAGTAATAAGCCAGCCCTGCTGAAAGACAGGGGTAAAAACGCCAGGGAACCTCTACTGTATTAACAGAGGCATCCGCGTCATCAATACGCACGATCCTGTCATAAATAATTTGATCCGTACTATTTTCCGGAGAAGGCCAAATACGATAAACCGGAGTTATCAAACGATCCACATAATATTGAATAACGCGCCCTGTTGTCGTTTTATCGGGTATGCGAAGATAATCGTCTCTTCCGATTCTGTTGATGGTTATATCAGTGCTGTCTCGTCGTACTACAGCCGATAAAATATCCACAGAAGATTGAACATCACTTAGCGACGGAACAGAACTGACTGTAGTAGTGGCAGAACTGGAAGAACCAGTAATGGTTTCAGCAGCAGTAAAAGTTCCAGAAGGAACTGTTATTGTCATGGTAGTGGAAAGCGGCTTTGTTATGACAGAAGCAGTTACCGCACTGGTTCCTCCGGTAATAGTTTCACCGATAGTAAAACTGCTGCTATCTGCTACCGTTAATGTAATAGTTCCCAATGGATATTCAGTAATACCGGAAGCAACTGTTTGGGTCACTTCTGCTACCGTCCAGAGATTTAATCCACGATTAGCCCAGTCCGCGAATAAAAGATTTAGTGATCTCCGTGCAGTCCGAGCATCATAACCCGTTCTTAACTGTAAACCACACCGCTCAAATGCTTCCTCTATATATTCAGCTACATCAGGCTCGAAGTTTTTTGATCCAGAAAGAGCCATAAAAACAAACTCCTATTATCCCACAAAAAGAGATTTTATTGCCATGGCTAATTGACCAAGAATCAAAAAACCTACCCCCCAAAGAACTCTATTAATTCCATCAATCGACTTTTGTATGTGAAATAAATCATTCTTTTTTAGGGAGTCCACTTTTTGAGCTATCAATTTAAGATCGCCCCGAATTTGAACTATATCCAGTTCATTCTTGCGATCCAGCTCCACCATCGGTTAGTACTCTTTAATACAGTACAAAGTAACGGAATAAGTATCTCCGCTAGTATGACCCACTGTAGTAAATTGGATATCCCCTGTTTTGCCGCTTCCAGCATAATTAGGCAAACCGCTGATGTCGGAAAAATCCAATGTATCCGAATAATCAGCAGGAAGTTCCAATGCGATTACATCAGTAGTCGCATCCCAAAGAATTTTTACACCCATACCTACATTTGAAAAAACCACTTTTTCTAATCGAACTCCGGTACAGGTATCCAGATTGGGACTCTGAGATAAGGCAGATACATCCACTTTTGTTACAGCAGCTTCTCCACCCCCATCACTGGTATCAGTACAATAAATGACAGCTTTTCTTGGGCCGTCTATTATTGTGGTTGTCGCTACAGCATCAGCCATGTGACTCTCCTATAAAGCAAGGAGTTAGGGGGTAATCGCCCCCTAATCCAAATCAATTAATAACTAACGCCACGATCTTGTGCGACCATAATGTAGTCAATACTCATTGACTTTGTACCAGTGGCATCACCAGAAACTTCCGCAGCCGCTTGCGTCATATTGGCTGTCGGAACATTCGTAGTATGAGTTCCTACAAGGGTCCGGTTGATATAGAACTTTACCTTATCGGTTGTCGTTCCTTTTGTAGCCACAAAACTAACCGTAACATCTGTCGCGTCAGAAAGATCATATGTAGTTCCTGACAAAGTCGTATCGGTTTCACTGTCGCTTGATTCAGTGATTAAATGAGGAGTCGCATCTCCATCATCAATTTGGAAACCAATCCTGTTCGACGCAGTGAAAATAGCTTCTGGATTTGTTGCAAAGTTTTCACAAACCCCAATGAACATATCCATCTGGTCTACGTCAGACATTTGGAAACGAGCTTCAAAATAAAGCCTTTGCCCCGCTGTTGAAGGAAGTCCCCAGATTTCATTTCCTTGAATAGAGCTGCCGTCATTATCCGTAGTTGCCGCAGAAGTAAGATCAACTACTCCATTTAAGGCATCCGCCTGTAAAGCTACCGTAGCACTGGAATCTTTTACAACGGTCCAGTCATTGGTGGCATCCAAGAGAATACCCGTGAAGTCGTCCATGAACCGAGTTTGATCCGGCCATGCACCAATATTAAGATTTTCGAGAGTAGGTCGAGCCGCTGAAAAGAGAACTGGACCTGAAAAATGTGTGTTCGCCATAATAAGTACCTCCTTACGAGAGGGTTTGCCCTAGAGTCTTCGTAAGCGTCTGCTGGGCCAGTCGCTAGGGCTGTTATATCCCAGAAAAGAAGGGAAGGGGCGAACCCCTTCCCTGCATTTCATTACGCTCCGGGTGAACCGAAGATACCGCGAGGATCAGACCAGCCAAACGCATAGCGTTCGCGAGCCTTGTACCTCACATTTCCTGTGTCAAAGTCGCCTTCCATGGAAGTTCTAATCGGAGTTCGATTAAAACCTTTCACTCCATTTGGGGCATCCGTTTTGATGAACCAAGCATCAGTGTCCGTTAGATAGTGGTTAACGGCATAGCCCTCCGGAACCATTCCCATGTTCCGAATAGCATTGATGTCGTTGTCCGCTGTCCCAGGACGAAGCGTCGATTCAAGTAAACGATCCGTAGTAAACTGAAGTTCCTTTGGAATTATCAGTTTCATACCTTTTACGGCAACCTTCAGACCACGCTCATCGACAAATCCCGCGATATCAATAAGAGCCTGTTCTAAACTGGTCTCATTCAAATCGGCGGCTGTCGAAAGCTCGTTCCGGAAAGTATTACCGTTGGCTAGTGTATGAGCCGTGGAACAAAGTTCCAGCCCATCACCACCCGTATAGGTACTGTCAAATGCATTGTTAAGAACCGCTGCACCTTTGACCTCTTTGGTCTGGCTCATGCTTCTTGCCAAAGCCCGTGTATACCGACCAGCCAATCGATCATAAAGATTATCTTCGATTGCCTCTTCAGTAATGGAGAATGCAAGTGCAATTGTCTCCATTGTATAACGAGCAGTGTAGACTTCTTGTGCGTCATCATAAGTGATGGCCGTACCTTCAGTCTTCGTTGGCGCTGAACCAAAGCCACTCAGCATGACCTCTTCTTCAAAAGCACGATCAGAGTTCTCCATATTGAAGATATCTTCGTACTCTCTTCCGTATTGGTCATATTCCAAGCCAAACAAGGCATTAAGGCCGGGTTCCAACTCTTTGACTAGTTGCGCTCTACTAATAGCCATTAGTCAGCCCTCCTATATGCCAGTGGTTGAAACAGTACCAGCAGCAGCCGCACCATTGGGGCTGTGATAGTGATTGTTCAACCGTACCAAAACGCCAATACCAGCAGCACTGAAATCTTGATTAGACGCATCATCAACCCACCCCAATATCCTTAAATTCAAGGTATTGGTAGTGTTGATTGTAGAAACGCCCAATGTAGCAGATGACATACCAGTAGTAGTACTTCCACTGGTAGCTGTGGCAAAGGCTGCGTTTGCAAATACACCGGCTCTCGCCGTTGCCTTACTTGTCCATGTGGCATCCGTTGCAATCGTAAAGATTTGTAGTGGGTCATCTGCGACCCAAGCCTTCACTGGATGATTGCTATCAGCCCCAGAACCGGGCCAATGCATAGACCAAATGGGTTTTCCAGTAGTGCTAGAGACGTATTCACAACCCATGAAAGCACCAAGCAAACCAACAGACCCACCAGCGGCATCACCTGTTAAGTCGATATATCCCGTACTTAGGGGTATAACAGGTTGACCTTGATAAAGAACGTTAGTATTGCCGTTGGCAATTTCATACATTGTATAGCCACTAACACCAGTGGAGTTGGAGTTCTGGCCCATCTTAGCGACAGGTCTTAAACCCCACGATCCATTGAGATTAGCCATACCATTTGCTCCTCAAAGCAATTGTTGAATTAAAACAGTAGTTCCTAAGCTTCTGCTTTAGGACCACCAAACGTAACACGCGATTGACGTTCAGGCTTCTGAATAGCCATCGAATGATGCTGCGTTTCCTTTAGAAGATCGTTATCGACCGCTTGCATAGCTTCCGAATTTTGCTGCTGGAAGTAACTTGTACGATCATCCACAATCTCTATAGGAATACGGGCTAGTAACAATCCTCCGACACCAAAAACTCCTTCGTACTTTCCGCTATCCATCGTAGGAGCTTCAAAATCAGGGTATTCTTCTTTACGGACCAATTCCCACCCTTCTCGCATACGGGCAGAGATATTTTTCCGGTCATCAAATCCCCTCACTTCAGCCCTGATCCAGCGGTGAGCATAACCTTCTGGGGGTGGAGGTGCGTCTAACATAGACGGTGGTTGCCAAGGTTTACGGCGTGGTTTAGCCGCCCTAGTCTTAGCAGCGCGGGGAGTGCGATCAACTTTTTGTTCAGTCATGTCGTTCTCCATCAGCGTTTGTATTTCGCGTACTCGTTAAGTGGCACTCCAAGTTTATTGGCTATCGCAACTTCACTAGGAGAGAGTTTTACTGTTTTGCGTCCAGAATTGCTGGAACGAACGGCAGAGGCAACGGCCTGTTGGGGGCGTCGTCCTTCTGGTACTGAGGCGGCTTGTTCCACAACAACTTCACTGTTGAACTTATGTGGAAAAGCCTCTCGAACTCTTTTGTCAATCTCAGCATAGTATTCAGGAGTAGTGGTGTCAAAGCCTTCCTCTTCCACTAAAGTCCTATGAATACCAAATGCTGCAAAAGTCATGGCGTCGTCTTCCCCAAACCACTTGTTCTTGGACGCCCAATCTTCTGCTTTCGGATCCGGTCGCACAGGTACTTGAGGTGCCTGTTGAGTGGGAGGAGCAGCTTGTGGCTGTTGTGCGGCTTCCTGCATACGTGTCTGTTCTGCTTTGGCCGCTCGAACTCGTTCTTCTTCAATTGCTAACTGAGCAAGTTTTTTATTTAGTTCAACTTGCTTGGTAGTATCTCCAGAAGCAACTGCATCCTGCATTTCTCTAGTAACTGTTTCAGTCTGAGAGTTAATGCGATCTCCATATTCACTCACATAGCCGACATCCAGGTTATGGACGCGGCCTTTCAGAGTACTGTTTTCTTGCTGGAGACCCTGTGCATAGGCAATCGCTGCCTGTTGCTGTCTTTCCGCTTCACGGGCTTTCTTGGTTAACTTGTCTATGCGCTTTTGAACTTTGGCGCTATAGTCCTCGTGTTCACCTGAATTTTCTTCGACAGCAGAAATAGCATCTTTGTCTATTTCAACTGCTACCGATCTCCCTTCAGAGGGAAGATCTACTGTATTTTGTTCTGGTTCTGGCATGGCTTTTCCCCATGTTAAAAGTGCAGGATATCTTCAGGATCCTGGATGACAGCTATTACTTCATCGTCATTTAGGATGCGAACCTCGCCGCCGTCTATCCTGAAACGAGCACCCGCATATCTCCCAAAAATTACCCAATCCTTTTCCGCGCACCACGCGCCCGTAGGAAATTTTTCTTCGTCTTTATAAGCCAAAGGTCCTACCGCAAGAACATATCCACAGACGGTAGCCACGGATTCTCTTTCGATAGTCTGGTCCGGGAGAAATACTCCCCCCTCTGTTTTTCCTTTTCCCCGGTAGGGAAGTATAAGAAGTCTCCACCCGGTAGGCTTTGGAAGCCGCTCTAAAGCACTTTCTTCCAACTTATCCGGATCTAGGATTTTTTCTTCACGCTTTATGTAAGCTTTTTCCAATGAAACAACTTTAGGTTCATCATTTTTCGCTTCTTCTAAAGAAACGGATGCATCTGCCATTAGTCTGCCTTTTCCAAGATATCTCTCAATTCTTGTCCTATATACTCCAAAGACTCTAAAGCACCAACTAATTGCTTGTATTCTTCCATATTTTTTAAATTTCCTCCCAGCACCATTCCTGTAATTCTTTGTCTTCTGTCTTCGATGGATTTAAGCAAATGCTCTGCGAGCAGGATTCCATCCATTATTTAGAAACTCCCTTATATTTCTCGAAACTCCTAAGTCCCCCCAATCCTAACATACCCAGAAGAACGGGCATCATCATGCTGAGATCAACATGGGGTAACTGCACAAGATCTCCCGTCTGCGCCATAACAAACATAGCCACAGGCTGTGCTAGATACGTGTAAAACAAAGCAAGCCCACAGGTCCATCCTATAAAAGGTCGCCATCCAGCGACGAATAGACTCCTGTGGGCTGCTTCCTGTTTGTTTACTTCAAGCTGGGCTAGATCAATTCGGGCTAGATGCTCGGTTAGTTTTGCCTCGATCTCTCTTTGTGCTTTTTCCTTTTCCTCCTTGTTCGGAAAGAAACGATCCAAAACGTCCCCTACTACGGGAAGAAGGCTAGGTAAAAGAGCAGCTATCGGCATTATTTGGAACCTCCATTAAACATGTCTCTGAGTTTATTGGTATACAACCATAAAGCACTGATCTGCTTTTCATGCACGTCGATTTGCGCCCTTAATTTTGTTGTTTCCACAAACACATCTCTCGCTGTTATATCATCGACATCTTTACGAAGTTCCTTGACGCTGGAAGAGAGCTTCACGGCGACAACAACCAGAGCCAAAAGACCCATGACCTGTTGCCAGTAGTCTCTGATTAACGAAACTTCTGCTTCCATTAAAAACCATTGCCTATGATTTTTCGTGCATTATGACAGCAACTGCTGCCAGAGCGAGTGAGACCCAGATCCACGGCATCTGTGCGGTCAACACCCAACCACCTATTGCAGCGACACTTGCCGCCGCATAGGTAGACGGTTCTGCTAACCGTCCTTTTACCCAATGTGATACTTCATTCATAGAAGTTCTCCTTAATCATATGTATAGGATTTGCCGCGAAGCGCAGCCCCCGTACCTTTCTGAACACCTTTTCTTACTATGCCTTTTTCAGTATTAGGCGTAGCCATGTTCTTGGGTCCGTTGTAAGGAACAGTTCCCTGATCCTCGATAACTTCACCCTTGGCAATCTTGCCAACAGAAGGCTGGTTTCTTTTTGCAGCAGCCATGATTATCTCCTATTTTCTCGGTCTACGACAATAGTTTCTTTGGAATCCTGTTTCATTATCTCTCGTTCTCGTGCGGCTTGGATACGTGCTGCGGCAATTTCTTCAGTGGAAGCAATGCGTTCCTTACCAAGAGACATTGTATTGGTTGCCTTTTGTTCATCCAAAGCCAAACGAGCCTGATCGACTGCCAGTTCATTTGCATCGCGCTGTGCGCGAATCTGAAGGTCCTGTTCTTTTAGTGCAATCAATGGATCTTGCTCTCCTCCGCCACTTATTTGATTACTAAGGGCTTTTACTTCCTGCATTCCTTGAGAAATCAGTTCCGCAACCATACCCTCAATTTGTAAAACCTGTTCCTGAGTAGGTTGCTGACCTTGAAGTTGTTGCTGCATCTGTGCTGCTACTTGTTCTTTGGCACGTACAGATATGTGCTCCATAACATGCTTTTGAAGTGCCATCGTCACCTGGGGCATTGTGCCCACCATAGTAGAAGACCCAAAAACCAAATGCGCCATAATATGTGCTTCGTGGTTTTGACCTTCAAAAACAACCAAAGGTAGGTTTTCCAGCGAATCGGAGTTTTCTAGTGCCGGGTCTTTCGCCACGGGTTCGCCTTCTTCACTAGGCTTGAGAACCCCATCCACATCCTTGACCCCAATCGCTTTATACATGCGCCGGTATGCTTCATACAAATTATGAAGGTCGGGGGCGGATTGAGCGAGTTCAAGTTCTGTTTGCGCGAGGAGTACTCGCTGCGCCATCGAGAAGATGTTCGGATCAGATACAGGTATAACATCGACGCGGTCATCAAAATCCTCCGCTTTAATGGTACGTTCTGCACCTACTACATTGTAGGGATACTCAGGTGGAAGATAATCAGCAAAAACATAAGACAGAAGATAGAACTCTTCCTTCTGTGCATAATGCAGACGCTTGTGAATTGCAGACATAACTTTTGCGCCCTGTTCAAGAAGTGCAATTGTTGTGCCCACTGCTGCCTGTTGGTTGCCATCTCCTACTTGCAAGTTGGATACGGCAGCAAACCTTTGACCCGCTTCTACACAAAAACCCATCAACTGGAATAATGTTTGATCTGCTCCCTTGTAAGGAAGCAGCATCAACGCATCCCGAATTGCACCGCCCGGTGCATCCACGTCCCTAAATTCTCCCGGAGACAGCGGCTCATCGT